AATACCCTTGAAACCATTCTAAAATATTGGGGAGAGCCATGCTAGGTTATACAATGAATGATTTAAACAACATGAAGTATGGTGTTGACTCTGCTTTACTTGTTCTTGATTCAGATGAGCATCCTGCTATTCATAATTATCTAGTTACCGCTTCAGATTTCTTGGGTGGTCTATGGGCAGAAGGGTACTTTGAATAATGTGGACTAAGTATGATTATGTATGTAGTGATTGTGATGCCTTGATGGAGATTACTACCCTGCAAAATATTAGAGACTGGCGAGGCTGGTGCTCCTGTGGATCTGCTAATCTAATTAATATTAGTGTTATGGATGCCTTTGAACCTGTGATGAGTATCACACCTTCACAAGTTGTAAAAATCAACTCCAACCCCTATAATTAATATTAAGACCAAAGAAAGGAAATCCCAAAATGCCCACATATGATGTAAAGGTGATTGTAGAATACAATTACGAAGTAGAAGCAGAAAATGAAACAGAAGCAGAAGAACAAGGCTGGCACTACGAAGACTACGGCTATTCAAGTGAAGTTTATTCTATTGATGTAGATGAACAACCTGAAGAAGAAGACGAAGAAGAAGAGGATGAAGATGAACCTACAGACTCTAACTGAGTATATTAAGATTCATGCGATTAGCCTTGAACAAGATTTAGAAAACGAGGACGGTGCTGATAGCATTGTTCCTTACCTTGAAGGTGCCATTCATGTGTCCCGCCATTATTTGTCAGTGGCAGAGGGTATGATTAAAGAATGAACAATATGACACTAGCACCACGACTACAGAAACTAGTAGACCTAGGGGAATCAGGAACTGATATCCTACATGGTGAACTAAAGAACCTCATGCTAAACGCAGAGGAGCAACTAACCCTTGCCCAAGAAGAAGAAGACAGAACCGAAGAAGCAATGGATTCTATGGAACGTAAATATTGGGAAGGCATGCTAGACGCCTACTCAACTGTATATCAATTAACCTATGAGTTAGCATTTGCTATCTCAGATAGGAATAAGACAAATGGATAACTTTATTGAGATGACGGAAGATGAGTGGTTTGACACTTATAAGCCTATTAAGAATCATCTAGATGAGAATGCTAGTTTTGATGGGCATATGTTTGAGACCTACGATGGGGAAGTAGCCTTTGTAAAAGAACAAGACCCTGCCTATATCTGGATGTATGGTGATGGTGACGACGGTGGTAGTTACATCTGGAACGGATGGCACATCGTAAATAGAATAGGATACTTTATCACTGAGGTTCCTTGCCCACCTGATACAACTATACAGGTATTGATTAGTCATAACTGGTTCTACTGTGAAAACTGTGGTGCTGAATTTGAAGACCCTAATAATACTATTAGAGATGCCTTTGATGAACAGGATTTGGAAAAGTGCCCACAATGTGGTACAGTTGAAGAACTCAAACTAGTAGGAGTGGAGAGCCCAAAAAATGCCAACCTATGATATTAAAGTTATAGGACAAATCACCAAGTCTGTTCGTATTGAAGACGCAGAAGATGAGATTGACGCTATGAACATTGCCGAAAATGAATTCCTAGATAATTTTGCCGCAGTTGCTGCAGATGGTTTAGGAATTGCATGGGACTTAGTTGAATCAGTAGAATCAGAGGAGACCCTATAATGGCTAAATGGGAAATAGAAGTAATCTTTGAACCAACAGGCGATTACATGAACTTTGTGTATGAGACTGACACTGAAGACGAAGATATCATTTTTAACGAGGTATCAAACCAATTATCCATCGTCCCTAATCTAATAGAAAAGAATGAGGAAGAGTAATGGGAGCACGTTGTACATTTGTATTTAAACAATCAGAGGACCTAGCAGTAGCGCTGTACAGCCATTGGGGTGAAGACTCCATGCATTCAGACCTTGCCAATGCCCTGCAGCATGCAGTGGTACGTAAATCAGATAATGAATACTATACTCGCATGGCCGTGAGTTATCTGCTAAAAGACTCCATCCTTGATGAAACAGGGTTTGGCCTCTATGCTTGCAATCCTAATGACCTAGGTTGGGCGGACCATCCAATATTAATTGACTTAACTAATAACACTATCAGTGATGAGACAGGCTCTCATGACATTGACAGTTTTGTTAACTATCATTTGCCCAGCGGTATCCTTTCTACCGTGGGGGCCTCATAAGGCAGAGGTAGGGTCACCTCTTGCCAAAGATAGGGGGAGAGCGGGTTTGTGGTGGGCTTGCTCTCCCCACACTTTTTTGATAGAATTGGGGTATGGGATTTATGCGTAGGTCTATTAGGCTGGGAATAAGTAAAGAGGAAAAGGTTGCTGGCAGGATTACTACTCTGCTATCTGATTTTACTCTTGACTTAGAAGCCATTGGATTTTATTTAGCAAAGGGAACGCCCCACATTATTTATACTAGGGCTAATGAAGTATTAGAAGCCATGCAGTATAATAAAGAAGTTGATGAATTAGATAGAGGAGTCTATCATGGAACAAGGTAATACCTTTGACAACAAGATAAGTATTCTTGCTGAGTTGTGGATGAACTATCGTGATGATGAGGACTTGCAAGATTTTATAGAGTATAACGATCTAGGTTTGCCACTTGCCTATTTCTTAATGAATGAAATTGTTATGCCAAGCCAACAGGCTGTTGTGTATATAGATGAAACATATAATTTATTTATTGCCTCTCTTGGTGTTGAGGATAAAGAGTGGGAAAGTCTTGACGAGTTGCTTGGCAACCAGGCATAGCCCTGCACTCGGGTCAAACTATATCAAACCACCACAAATAGGACATCCCTTTTTCCTAAAAAACATTAAGAACCTTTCCAAAAAAATCCCAGATCGTGGGACATTACGTAATCTGTAGAATTTTCCAGATTCATAGCAAACCTTCAAACCTTCCTATCTCAAACCTTCAAACCTCATATCTGCCAAACCTTTCTATCCAGAAGATATGGTTTGTATACTACTAGGAGTATTGGTATATATTTTTATCCCCGCCGTTTTTGCGTCCTTGCGGGGCGCCAAGTCCTAGTACTATTAGACATTACGAAGCGGGAATTTAAATCCACAAATTATTAAAACTTTTACCATAGTTATCAAACCTTTCTAGATTTTTTGCTGGTGTTTTATAACTTTTTGTTATATTTTCTGGGCATTTTTGTGGGGGTTTTTAGGCTATGAAGGTTTGACAAACCAGGGTTTTGGGGGTATAATGCATGCCCCATATGCGGGATAGAAAGGTTTGAAAGGTTTGGGGATGGAAGGTTTGGCCGCCAGAGGATTACGAAGCCATCTATAAAAGCGCTCAATCACCCACTATCCTCCACTTTACTCCACCTAGACCAAATATAAAAAATATCAGTAAGATTTAATTATCCTGTTAAACCTCTCCAGATGGCATTTAGAAGCCTTCAAACCCTATTTTCGCAGGGTATCAAACCATCGCCCTGGCTCCATATTGCCAAACCACATATTAGAGTATAATCAAACCATGAACCACATCATGCAAGACCCATGGATACTGTACGTTTACTGGATATACGCAATGCTAGGCATATCTGCTATTGGCATTATTTGGGGTATCATAGAAATCTTTAAGCAAGACTAGCAAACCAGCATATAAGGTTTGTTATTACACTAGGGGTATTACGACATTCTTTGTATACCCGCCGATTTTAGGATACTAACCGCTATTGCCCTCTTAGGGCATGGGAAGGTTTGATAGTTCTATTTTGCGCCGAACCTAATAAATGATATACTTTATAAATGGCCACCATTGTTGATATTGACGATACTCTTCTTAGAAACGGAACTCAACCTGTTCGCAGAGTTATTGATTATGTCAACGCTTTGCCAGGTGCTTTGATTATTGTAACGGGAAGAAATGTATCACAGCGTAAAGAAACTGTGGCAGCATTAAGAGCAGCAGGGGTTAAGTATTCTAGACTTATTATGAATCCAGGCTCTTCTGCAGATACCGCCAAATATAAGTATGAGGTTGGAGTTAAATTAAAATCTCAAGTTAGTCTAGCAATTGATAATAATGCAACAATGAGAGCAGCATATTCTAGGGCAGGAATACCAACAAAGGATCCTGCTACTATTACGGACATGAAAAAATTTTGGTCAGCATTTTCTAGGCCATAAGATTTACCCTATTTTTCGCCTTGCTTTTTTCGCCGAAATTTGGTATGATGGATACATGACAAATGAAGAAATATCAAACCTCTTAGACAAAGAATCTTATAAGATTTGGGACACTACTAAAGTGATCAAAAACCAAGACTATCATGATGGCTTAGTTAAAGGTTTGAAAATGGCTGCTAAGTTAGTTGCCAAACTGTGATTAATCTAGAAATCCCTGATCCTTTCCAAACCTTCGTAGCCAAAAAGTATGCCAACTTTAAAGGCATGTATTATGACTTCTTTGCTAAAGAATGGGTTGGTAAATGTAACTCTTGTTATGAGCAATTCTTTGCACCTAATAAGAAAGATTATACTAAGACCAGACTTTACCATACCCGCAATATTTGTACAGGAGGATATTAATGAAATCAAACGAATGCGTTAAATGTCAAATGTCTTATAAGGACCCACTATTCTGGCAGACTCATCAAACCA